CCGAAAGGGGGCCCGGTTCTAAATTGTGCTACTTGCCATTGCTGGTAGTAACAGCCGTAGTAGGTGAAGTTGGCACAGCCAACCTTTGCTCACGTATACGGTGGATCATATGACGATAACATCCGCTGACTTCTATGAAGTCACCGCCCGATGGCCAAACTCTACAGACCGAGTGTTTAACGCGGGTACTAGGACTAAACACGTTCCCTATAAAAAGGGCCGTGACCTAGAACCGCTCCCTTATTACAGGGTACTCCGAGTAGGGCGGGAATTTTCGGATTGGGGATTTAACCCTCCGAATCAGTATGTTAGTGTTAACGCTAATCTGAATGCAGTGAGTGAGCCTCCGGAAGCGGAGCTCATTAACAAGTCAATTAGCGATTCATCAGTATTGCAGTACTATTACAACAAGGCATACGCAAGGTTCACAGAACATGCGCGCCAAGCTGAAGTAGATCTGATGGCTATGATTGGGGAGCGTAAGCGGACAGCTGCGATGGTGTCTGGTAGGATTTTACAGCTTACGAACATTGTTGACTCGTTAACACGAGATGCAGCGTATGTGTTCGATAGCTTCTATCAGGATAAACCTCGTAAGCCGGCACTCCGCAAGCGAAGATCAAAGGTCGCAAGATCGTTGAAGAAAGCTTTTGGCTTCCCACCCGATCATCCAGGAAATCGTATGATTAATACGACGCTCCAGAAACCTGGAGTCCTGTCTACCCCGGCTGCGCTCTGGTTAGAGCTAAACTGGGGGTGGAAACCTATGCTTGACGACATCCAGGGGCTTGTTGAGCTCATGGCTGAACCCATTCCGCCCGTAAGGGTGACTGGGAAGTATCAGGTGCCTGTAACACGGCCCTTCTCGAAGAGATTCGGGAGTCTTAAACGATGGTACTGGTCAAGCACTATTCCTGATGGTAAGTTTCTTATCAGGATACAGGTGCAGTTGATCCAATCTTCACGCATTAAGGATAGCTTTACCAGCCTTGGCCTTACGAACATCTTCCAGTCAGCTTACGAGCTGACACCGTGGAGTTGGTTGTTTGACTATGGTACGTCCCTCGGGTCGTTCATTAGTGGTTTAGATGATGGTTTAGAGTTCTCCTACAAACATGGGCAAGTCATGAGGCTACTGAAGTATTCCGAAGTAGCTGAAACCGTGTGGCCTGGCTATCACCCTAAGGGATGGTCTCTCACACGGGACGTGGTTGCGATGCGTCGTGAGACGCGTCCTCTCGGACTGCATTCACCCTACTTAACGTGGGAAAGGGAACCGTTCTCGTGGAAACGAGCAGCGAACCTCACTGCAGTCCTTGTCCTCAAATGGAAAGCTCTACACGAGCTTGGCAGAATCGCCCCGAATAAATCGGTCCTTCCACTGTTATAATTATAGGTGATCTATGCAACACGCAAATATAACTGTAAAAGCCGCTAACGGCACGACTGACGTCGTATTCGTCGCTAAATCACCCTTTGCGGGTGATCGCAGTCCAGCTACTTGGGCTGTAGATGCTGATAGTGTCTACCGGGATCAACGTACTGTCGCGACACACGCTTCACGCCCTCACGGGACTAAGAAAGCGCGTCGCGATTTTATTGATATCCTGGTTCCTGTGGTTCGGACTATCGATGGTAACCCTGTTAGGGTCGACACCATCCCGTTCCGCTTCGAGAGTACCGTAGGTAACAGTGTAACTGATACTGAGGCTAACGAAGCTACTGCTCGTGCTGTGAATTTGTTGGCATCCGTGCTAATGAAGTCAGCTATCGCCGCTAAGGAGAATTTCTCTTAAAGAGGAGTTCTTTCGCAGTGATCTCTGGTGCTCCATCCCGGGGCACCACAGCTTATACAGGGTGGTAACATGGATATAGTAATGTCGCCTGAGGTGGCAAAACTAGCACTTAAGGTATATAGTGCTCTCAACACTCCCCGCTCGCTGGCTTGCGCCATTTTATTGCGGTATGGGGAGTTTAGGATGCTTGCGGATTGCAAGTTATTCCTAACTCGTACGAACCACGACTACATGACGGTTCGGAACGCTTTGCCAGGGATTATCAGGCAACTGAGCTCCTTCGCAAGTATCCGGGCTTTCCGATCCATGATCTGGATTTGGAAGCTGAATCCGTACAAAGGTTCTACGACTCCGAAAAGCAGTGTAAGCTTTCTAACATGCGGCTTGCAAAACATCTCGATTACCCTGTATTTAATGACAGGCTCGAGTGGCAAGCAAACGAATATCTCATTCGTGCCGCAAAGTGGTTGGCTAATACTCTAGGCCGCGTCCCTGATATTAGGGGAAAGCTCGGTCCCGGAGCGATCGTTGAGATGACGAAATGGAAGCGTAGTCGTGCTGCCAAATTGGCCGGCTATACAGCTTATGATAAGCTTCACTTCCTCCCAGCAACGTATGACCACACGCCTCCTTGGGTTGCCCAGTATTTCTTCTGGGACACAGTCTGGGGTCGCGAGTACTTACGTTGTAACAGCGAGTCGAACGCACTGCCGCAGGTAACTGCGGATAAGTATATCAGCATCGAGAAAACGGCCCTCGCTATGAGGGGTATCGCTCCCGGTGCAGGTTTAATGATATATGCACAGTTGGCCGTGGGCGCAGCGTTGCGTCCCCGACTATCACGCGTTGGATTGGACCTTTCTACGGATGGGGGTTTTAACCCTGACCACCCGTGTGAGGCTCAACTACGCCATCAAGCACTCGCCTGTGAAGGCTCAGTGTCTGATGAAATTGTGACGATCGACCTAAGTAATGCGAGTGACATCAATGCTTATCAGCTGATACGCGTACTGTCTCAGTACGCGCCAGATTGGTGGGCATTGCTCTGTGACCTCCGCGCTCGTCGGACTACGGTTCCTGTTGTAGGGGCTACCGACGGGGTGCAAACGCGCGAGGTGTTTCTTGAGAAGTTTTCCGCCATGGGGAATGGATATACATTCGAGCTCGAGACGTTAGTCTTCGTGGCTCTTATCCATTCTGTAGGCGGGGTTGTCGGAGTCGACAGCTTCGTCTTCGGGGATGATATCATCGTACCTAAAGCTATAAGTAGGGATTTGTTAGCCCTACTCAGGTATTGTGGTCACACGCCCAACATCAGGAAGACTTATCTGACTGGTTATTTCCGCGAAAGCTGCGGCGGGGACTTCTTTGAGGGTCGCAACGTGCGGCCGTATTATCTCAAGGAGGTACCTACCGATGCAACAGCTTGGATCAGTATTGCAAACGGCCTGTATAGAGCTTCCCAAAGACTGGGAATACACTCTCTTATGGCTGCTAGAAATGCTGCATTGGATAATGTGCCAGTTGATATTCGGAGGTGCCGTGGGCCACTGGCTCTCGGCGACGTTGTTGTAGCGGATGAGAACGAAAGTACGTGGCAATGTGTCACGCGTTCGAATATTCGTTACCTTCGAGTATGGAGACCGGTTAGTCGAAAGCAGCTCTTTTACTTAGAGCAGCAAGTAGGTAAAGCTAAATGGTGGCATCAAAAAGCTGATACATCCTGGGGCATTTATGAGTATGCTGTGAAGCATTCTCGCCAAAGGTTAGCTTATGGTGCACATACGGCGCTAGCTGCAGCCCTTATGGGGCTCCCAAGCGAGGGATTGGCACCGAGAGATTCGGTGTCAGGATACCGCTTCGGACGCATTGCTTATAGCTGATTGGGCCCTTATCAGGCTCACTCTAGCTTAGCATGCTAGTTGTTCCACCCCGCGAGGGGTGGTGGTGCGTATAGAGGTCTGTTTCTAACAGATGCAAAAGG